CCTTCGGCAACGATAGATCCGTCTTCACCATTTAATCGAATTGTTTCTCCGAGACCTGCACTATCCGAGCTGTTTATTCTTATCTGATTCCTAACCAAAATGTACGCAGGCTCAGCTCCGGATCCGTGGCTAATATCACCGCCAACGTAAAGGTCTGATCCTACATAAAATTTGTTTGGAACTGACGATTGTATAAAACCAATCTCCATTGCTTTCAGATATTGGCTTGGACCATTACCAAGTGCATTTGGACCGTGTCCAACATTAATCACCGCACGGGTTTCATCAAACCCACCAGTGCCGGTTGAAATCGTAGTTAATTGAGCACCTAGACCAGATGCGTCGAATCCGTTCGTTGCAACTCCCTCAGCTACTCTAATAGTTGTAAAAGCTGGCGTATTTGATACACTAATTTGTTTTTTATCATCGGCAACATCAGTTAAAGAAATGTTTGTGCCAGAACTGAGTGCTTCTCCAGCCCTTGCTCTTGTAAAATATAAAGTGCCAGATGAGTATGTTCCACTAGGGTCTTCTGTTACACCCGTAGTATCTAATCCATCGATTCCGCCACTAAACGTTGCCAAACCATCAACTGTAAGTGTTCCACTCACATCCATATCTGTGCCACATGTAATAGTGTCAGTTGTTGTTAGATAGGGAACAGTAAGCGCGCCCGTTGTTGATAATAAAAACTTTCGAGTACCGGATCCTGTATCGATAATAAAATTACCTGGGGAATTGCTTTCTAAACCAGTTTCCCAAGTTAACGACCCATTTGTATAACTCGTTCTTCCACCACCAGAGCCATAATTAAAAGTTGCGCATGTTGCTCCCGACCCATTTGTAATCGAAATTGGTGCTGATGATGTAATCGTTTGTCCAGGTGTAGCCGCTGATATTTGATCTGTCGAAACATTACCGATCAACGTATCAGCTGTAAAATTACCTGTTAAAGTAGCACTTCCGGTTGTTGTATCACCACTAGCAGATGCGGTTACTGCGTCAGATGCAAAAATATCTACCATTTCATTGGTTTTTTCAAACCAAGCTTGAAACGTTTGGCTAGTTGTAATATTTGTTATAGCTTTAGACATTTTCTTTTGATTCCAATTTTTCTATTCTTTCGCTTATAGCAAGGATAGTCTTTTTAATTTCAACTACGTCATGATAGAGCGTATCTATTTTTCTATAATACGCTCTTTCTAATTTGTATTTATTTAAGGCTTCACGATCAGTATTTAAAACTGCACCGCTACTAGGATCTTTTTTAAAATCGCTCATGATAGTGCCAATGCTCTAAAGTCTTTACATCTTGGAACGACATAATTGTTTTCAGACAACAATTCAATTTTAATTGCAAACCTCCTAAATCCTTCAAACGTTCCACCTGTAGGTGTTACATAACTAGTAACCCCGCCAACCTTAGATGAATCTGGAATTTTATACGTAAATTCTCTCCAGTCTCTTATATTTGTAGAAGAAGAAAAAACTCCAACTCCTTCTATTAATTCTAATTCAATCCAAGGAATCGAATCAAAACTATCACTATCGTGAATATTTTGTGGTCGAGCATAAACTTTAATATCGGTATCAATTGGCTTATAGGCAGTCAATATAACTTGAATGTCTTCTGCATCTAAATCTGCAGCAAGCTCAATTCTTTTACCAATGTAAGCTGCAGTAGTATCTGGGCTATTAGTAATTTTATATTGATAACATAAAAGCTTAGAAGTTTCAACGTCAATAATTGGAGTACTAGTATTATTTCCACCGTTTTGGGCGTTTACTATTATATTGAATGCTTTTAAGTTTGTTGGATCATTTGAATGACTATAGATAAGTGCACCTTTCGTATTAAACACATTATCGTCAGCAAATTTAAGCGGTGTTGTATAAGAAGATAATGGCGCGGCTGGATCAATAAACTCTCCTGTAAGAGTAGTTTTTGTAGCTGCATCATTTGATTTGTTAATAAGCGGCTGAAAATAACTAATAGAAATATCATCTACTGAAACGATAGTAGCTTGAGAGTCACTATCAAGACCAACAATAGTATCGCTAGCTGCGAAAACTTTTGTAGATGCAGAGGAAGCTTCTAAGTACATTGTAGTTGGATTTCTAAAATTATAATAAGATAAATTGCCGACAACCGCCGGAGTACCAGTTCCACCCGTAATGTTAGTTGTGAACGATGATGGTTTAACTGTGGTAATTTGTGTGGCAGTTACTAATTCAATTTCAAAAAGATCTTTTTCAGTTTGTCCTGCGTTTTCAACGAAAATGTATTCACCAACTTGATAAGTATCATCTAAGTCTACACCAGTAATAATGTTTGTTCCAAGAACCATACTAATGTTAGACTGCGTAGAACCTTGTAAAGGCTTAAGAGCATAAATCATTTCACCTTTGTCGAATCTACCAGTTGGATTAGATACTGTTAAAAACTCATTGTCATTATTCGTAAGGGTAACAGAACCACTAGACTGATTAAAATTATGACGATATAGAGTAAATTTAACATCTTCGTCTTGATAAGATTTCCAGGCTCTGTTATTAGTCGAAGTAAAGAGAACACCGTCACCCCAATCTTGTACTACCGGAAGTCCGTTAGTTGGTCCAGGCGTTAAGTCTAAATTACCAACCTTAGATGTAAAGATCAAATAATCTGGATCGTTAGCATCTGGCTGAACAACAAAACAATATTCTTTTTCAGTATCAAGTCTTACAGGTGCTTGGAATTCAACAGTTGTTACTGCAGATGCATCATCTGATGTTGCTACTTCCCCAGCCGTAAGATGAATAGATGAGAAAGGAATAATCTTGCTTGTAGGATATCCATTTAAGACTTCTCTTAATTGAACCGTAACGCCGTTGATCGCACTCTTTCTCTTAAAGTACAAATCAATTTTAGAAACATAAACTGTTTTAGATCCTGCACCCATTCCTTCTTTAATAAAGAATGTTTGTGCTAATGGATCGTTAGTTACTATTGGTCTTTGTGGTAAGTTCCTTACTGTAGTAACCTGAGAAACATCATAAGTTGGGAATCTCGTTGTTGCAGTTAATGAAGCTTTTTCGATTGAAAAATTATATGCGTTATAAGAGCAAAAACCTCCAGAAGTAGAAGCAGATTCGATATTTGTATATTGACTAACATCATAAATTTCTAATATTCTTTCACCAACAAAGAACGTATTTGCAGGCAATGCAAAGACTGCTCTTAATACTCCATTTGAATCTGAAGTAACTGCAGCACCTCTAGCACCTTGTCGTGATACAAGTTCTACTTTATTTGCTGCTGAGCCAGGATGGACTCTATTATTAATGTCTACTTTATCAAACCAAAAATAATGTCTTGTATCTGGTCTCAAACCCGACATAAAGATTTTAATATCTCGTGCAGCCATGTAAGGATTCATTGAAAAGTCTGTAACGAACTCTCCAACTTCTTGTGTAATAGATGCCCCGCCAGAAATTTCTAAGCTTGAAGTTACTGTAGTCTGTGTACCACCACCGGTCCATACATTTGCGCCAGTAGTAGTAACTGTAGTGTCTGTTAATGGCGAAATTTCTTGAATGTTATCAATAAGCTCAGTTAAAGGCTCAGTTAAATCTATATCGATATTAACAGGATTAACTGTAGTGTCGTAAGCCCCATCATAAGGAGGAGATACGTATCCTAAACCTACGTACTTATAAAAATTACTTACGCAATTTCTTGAGTTTGTAGCGAATGGTTGATTGATAATATCTACGTGAGAATTTCTTTCAAGTGTAACTACTTGAGTATCTCCAAGCGCAGGGAAAATAGATGAATTAGTTGAGCTAGCATATTTCAAATCAATTGGGAACGTTATAACTGCTGGAGTAAGAATCTTTTGATTAAATTTGACTGCTGCGCTATATCGAGGATTTCGAATATCGGCTAAATTCAAATCGTTAAATGGCTCTACAACAAATCCATTTTTAAATCTGTTTAAACCATTTTCGTCAGTAACTACTAAATTAGAAGTTTCTGATTCTAATTGATTTAATGAAATATAATATTCTAAGCCTTCAATTTTTCTTTCAATTTTTTGAAGATCTTTCATCGTATAATTTCGAGCGCCCAAAGGTTTCGCTTTTACTCCGTATTCCCTTTTACCTTGATTTGCAGCTTCAGCTTGACTTAACGCAGGATTTCCGGGAATAAAAATTTCTGCAATTGCCAGTTTATCGGATTCAACTTTTGGCGGTGCAGCCGTTAATTCTTCTTCACCTTTGATAAGTTCCATGTTGCCATAAGAGCTTAATACAATAAGATCATATCTTGACAAATAATAATCAATATCTGCTTGTCCGTATGATCCTTGTGCTGGAACTAATGGTGCTCCCCAAGTAGTAAAGTCTCTATCGAGAGTATCAACGTTATCGTTAATAAAATTAGCACCAACATCTACATAGCCAAAGCTTGGATGTGGACTAATGTAAGGTCTGAAGTCAAAACACTCTCTTAAGTTGTATCTGTTACCATTTTCTGCGACATAAATTGGAATATCGCTTGGATTTAATCCGTTAGGATAACTGTCAACAGTGAAATAATATTCACCTGTTGTTGAATTAATTTGGAATACTTCAATTTCTACTTCAATGACTGTTCCTGCTGGTGGTTCTCCTGAACCTGATACATATTCAATATAAGACCAATCGTAGTAATGATCTTTTTGGTTATTAATTAATCTGAAACTTGGCGTAACATCACGACCATTCACGTCTGTTACACTTACTAACCTATAAACGTCAGGTGCACCGAGAGAATATCTTTTCTTATTTGACTGATATGTTGGCCTTACGGTAGTGGTTGCGCTAACTTTACCATAAGGTGTGACACCTACATTATTTTCATTATAGAAAATAGTAGCGCCTGAAGCCGGCGTTGTGGCACAAGTAATTGTCATTTGTGTGAAGCCAACATTGTATGAAATATTAGATACTGCGTGATAAACACCACTTCCATCAATAACTAAAACATCACTTTGATTAAGTGCAAAGTTATTTCCACCCGCTGGTGTTAATACAAAATCGTTTCCTGTAGGAGTTGCGCCAGTAACTACTTTACGTTCTGGTATTGTGACGTTAGAAGTTGCAGAAACATTAGTCATACCTGATGTAAAAACTTTAGGAGCACGCCGTGATTCTTCAAGAGTTGCGCCTGCAGAAAACTCTACATATGTTCCAGTAGATGTTCTACGAATTCTATTTACGCTACTAAATGATTGGCCGGAATCCATTCGAGCGCCAAAAATGTATACCTTAGTAGGTGTTACGTTTGCAACAAATCCAGTACCAATTGGCGTCCCGCTATTCATTAAATCTACAGCGATAAAATCGAGCTCTAATGCACCATTGTGCGCTGAAACAGGATCTAATTTAATAAAGCTTCCATAATCAACACCAATTGGAACTTGTTCTATTGTGTCAGTGCCAGAAATTGGATCGATAGTAAATTCTTGTGGAGAAGTAGATTCTACTCTGTAACCTTTAACGTACGCTGTACCAGCACCTACGAGAGCCTTTAAGTCGCCATTTCTTCTATCTGTTTTAATATTAAAATCCTGAAGAATATAATTGCCAGATTCTTCGTATGTTCTTCTAGCCATCTCAGTACCAATAACATTATATTGAGAGACGTCTCGAATAGTAACGGCATTACCGTTTCTGTATTTAATTAAACTAAAAAATGTAGGATCATTATCTGCAACGGTTTGATTAAGAACTACTAGCTGAGGAGTTAGTCTTAATCTATCTGCGCCTGGCGCGTTTTCATTAGTTGAGCCATTCGCGTTATCGTAAAGACTAGCATCTTGTAAAGCAGTAACAAGATTTTCAGTAACTTGATAGCCAACAGCCTTTCCATCTGGTGCGCCATCGTATTTAGAAACAACAAGTGTTTGTGCATCGGCAAAAAGAAAATGTCCTTTTTGGAAAATAACACCTGGCGCTGCTTGAACACCAAAAGAATTTCCTGTTGCTAAAAGCGCTGGTGCTAATTGTGAGCATGCAATTTGATCAACACCAGATTCTGAATAAACCGGATTTGTTTCAGTAGGCTCAAGAACACCGGTCTTATACCAATACTTATTGATTGTAAGTAATTCACCATCTTGGAATTCTTTATATCCAGCGCTTTCGTTAGAATTTAAATAATTAATAAAGAACGTATTGAGATCTGGTGGTCTAGATTCAAAACCTTGGGCTGCAGAAACAACGTTTGCTATAAGGCCGGTGGTTGCACCAACAATTTGAAAAACCCAATCATATTCAATTTCTTCTGCGCCGACGCCTCCACCAGGAAGTTCGATAGTCGATACTCTTCTACTAATAAATTCTGTTGGGTTAAATTCTGTTCCTTCGTTAACAGAATCATCTTGCAATCTTACGAATTTTAGATCATTTAAGTTTGTAAAGTTGCAGCCTTTAACAATACTGCCTTCTTGAAAGATATTATCACCAAATTGTTCAATCTGCGATTGCAATACAGATTGAAGTTGTGTTAATTCTCTTGCTTGCAGCGCATACCCTGGTTTAAATAAAACTCTATAATATTGATTTTCTAGATCAAAATCATCAAAATATGGTGCTGTATTAAGATTAGTATTGATTGGCATTTATTTTGTTCCTTTAAAATTCAAAGACAATTTTGAATTCTTCTCTCGAAAGTTCATTTCTTGCTAACGGGAAAAAATCTTCCATATAATATACTTTACCCGTACGTTGAACATACTCTGAAAAAGTAACGTTATCTACTATTGGAGTATTTATTACTACGATCTGACCTGTTTCGTTGAATAAGTCTTTTGTAAGATCAAAGGCTGTATCTTGACCAACTTGATTAGGATAGATGTTATTATATTCAGCAATGTAAATAATTTCATTTGCTGAATCTATTTCGTGTACTATACCTGAAAAGGTAGTTTCATTTTGCTGGTTTACCTGAGTTATAATACTATTTACAGTGACTTTATTGTAATCTGGAGAATTGACTGCAATTCTATTATCAAATACGCTTGGTGTAACACCAGTAAAATCAGGATCTTTAACTATACCTACGCCGGTATATGTATTTGTATCACCAATTGATTCATTATCATCAGATAAAATATAACCATATAAAAGATAATGGTGACACTTAAGTTCGTCTACTAAATCTGTACCGTGCCCGTCCGTTGGAGAAAGTATCGGACGAACAGTTGCTCTCACATCAGTAGAATTAGTAACAGATGGATCAAAATCATAAAGAGGATCTACAACGCTAGCTTGAACTGTATTATATCCGTCACCAGCGCTAAGAATTGTAATAGTACGAATTCTACCTTCAGAGTCGACATTAGGAATTGCTCGTGCTCCAGTACCATCTCCTTCTATTAATACTCTTGGAAAAATTGAAAAAGCATTATTAACTCCAACACCGTCTTGTGCAGGTAATCCGGGTGCGGTAGGATTTGCTGCTCGTCCTCCAGGATAAGTGATTAAGTCAATGTTGTCTTTAACTCTAATTGATGCACGGTTTGTTTGTGTATCAAAATCATAAGTATCGATTTCGTATAATTCAAAAGAGCCGTTTGACTTAACAAAATAAATTGATTGTCCTGCGTAATAATCTTCACCTAATGCAAGAGTAGGATCTTCTCGAGTATTAACAGTTCCGTCTAAATCTGGTGTTTGACTTAGTGTCCCCGTCTTTTTAGAATATCCAAAGTTTGCATCGGGATTTTCTACCTGAATAATATTAATTTGAGATCCTCCAGAAGTTGGAACCGGATCTGCATCAAAAGTACCTGTTATAGGAATATAGCCCAGCGCGTTATAAGCTTCAAATTCAATTAAACTTAAAGAATACATGAATTTCCAAACGTATCCGTCACCAGTTCCATATGTTTGGTCTGGTTGGTTTGTATCCCAAACCGGAGGAGCAATTGTTGGACTTTCAAAGTTATTAAACAAACACTTATAAACTCTATAATCACCTGTATCGTTATTCGTAGGTCCTACGACAGCATAAAATTTTTCACCTTCAAGATCAACAGAGTCGTCATATTGAACATACGTTTCTCCGGCTTGCCACGGATAATATTTGATCATATATTTTGTATCAATATTATTCACTATTTTTCCAAAAAGAGTTTTAGCTAAAAATTCGTTTTGTGATTTAATAGAATTTTCTGGTGTAATATTTTCAATAGCAGAAACAAAAACAAAATAGTCACTCGCTAAAGCATCAACTACGACCTTTCTTGTCGTATCTGTTTTAAATTCTGTTGTTAATATTTCTGGCATGATTCAACCTATTATCCTTTGGTTATTTATTACCCTTTCGCGCGTATCCTAGGACGGGGCCACGCTCGACCCGAAGTGGGTCTTGCTTTACTATTTAATTTTGGTACT